TTGCTCTGGGATTTATTGCCCGAGGAATTCCCCTACGAAGATAAAGGCTGTGAGCTCTTTTCCTCCTGTCTTAACTGCCCCTTTCCTGATTGCCTTGAGGAAGAGCCCTGGGGGAAAGAAAGGTTCTTAAAGCGCCGGCGGGCCCAGAGGATGCTGGAGTTGAGGCAGGGAGGGAAAAGCGTTAAGGAGATTGCCCGCATATTCGAAGTGAGCCCGAGAACGGTGCACAGATGGCTGAAGACGATGGAAGCAGCCTCGCCCTCCGTCATTGCGAGAAGCCGAGATTCCTCGTTTCACTCGGAACAAGCTCCGCAATCTCTGGTCGGGGCTGTTAAGGACGGAGATTGCCACGCACCTTTAAGGTGCTCGCAATGACACTCCCTTCATGTCGTTGCGAGGCTGACTTCGTCAGCCGAAGCAATCCTGGTACAGGGCATCCAAAGGAGGCTTGAGAGATGATTGAATTTACCCCATCACAACTAGCCCGCATGGACACCCAGCGCCTCGCCGCTTACCGCACCAACCTTGATTTCTATAACGGCAGCCAGTGGCAGCAGACATCACGCCACCGCCAGCTTGTCTTTAATTACGCTAAGGTCTCCATCGACAAGGTCACCAGCTTCCTTATGCCGGGACTCGGCTTCGCCTGCTACCCCAAGTCAGGAGTCAGTAGTCAGGAGTCAGTAGTCAGGAAAGCCGAGCAGCTCCTTCGCCAGGTCTATGAGCAGAACAACCTCCAGCAGCTCGATTACGAGACCGAGATTGACACCGCTATCCTGGGCGACGGCTGCTATAAGGTCATCTGGGATACCGACGGGAAGCATATCCGCATCACGGCACCCGATGTCTCCGGCATCTATGCTTGGTGGCTGGGAGATGATACGTCGCGGGTGTGGAGAGTGGCGTCGAGATACACGCTCACCCAGGACGAAATAGCCATCCTTTACGGGCAGAGCATCGAAAAGAAGCAGGCCAATATAACCGAACTTTGGACGGATAAGGACTTTTCTCTTTACCTGGACAATGACCTTATCGAGTCCAAGCCCAACCCTTACGGCTTTATCCCATTTGTCATCTTCCCCAATGTCAAGCAGCCCAAGAAGTTCTGGGGCGAGTCCGATATACCCATTCTCATGCAGCCTCAGAGAGAGCTTAACAGAGCCCTGAGCCAGCTATCCCGCATTTTGGAGCTCTCGGGAAATCCCATCGCCGTCCTCGAGAACATCGCCTCAGCCGAGGACATCAAGGTCCAGCCCGGTGCCCTGTGGACCATCCCGGAGGATGCTAAGGCTTATCTTCTGGACTTGCTGCAAGGGGGCGGAGTCCGGCTGCATGTTGATTATATCGAGTTGCTGTACCGGGCCTTGCACGACATATCAGAGATGCCCAGAGCTGCCTGGGGAGGAGCCGAGAGGGACCTCTCAGGCTCAGCCCTGAGAATCGAGCTCGGCAGCTTGATTCAGAAGGTAATACGAAAACGCACCATCAGAACGGATGTATATCACCGGCGAAACGACATGATATTAAAGCTGGGTGTAATGTATATGCACGAGAGCTTTGAGGGAGTGCACCACAGGGTGGTTTGGGGCCAAATACTGCCACAAGATGTAGATAGACAGGCCCAGGCCGAGCAGCTTTTAGTCCAGGCAGGAGTCCACAGCCGAAGGACCGCTATGGACGAAATCGGAATCCAGGACCCTGATGAGGAGTTTAGCCGTTGGCTAGAAGAGAGGGAAAGGATTCTGGAAATGAACCGGGAGTTTAGGGCAGCGTCCACTCGTGGCGGAGCGAGAGAGAGAGCGGTAGCCGCAGAAATGGATGTGCCTGAGTAATGACTCACACCAAAAGAAAATCCTAAGCACCAAATACCAAATGCCAAACAATATCAAAGCTCAAAAGTCCAATGACCAAAGCATAGAAATTTTGAATTTAGGAATTGGGAATTTGAATTTGTTTGGGGTTTAGATATTAGGATTTAGGATTTTTTCGCAAAGGAGTAGTTTATGGAAAACGAAACCCAAGAAACTCAAAACACTGAAAGAACACCAGAAACTGTTGAGGCCGTCAAGACCGAGCTTGCATCAGTCAAGGAAGCCTACGCCCAGGCTATCTCTAAATACCTCGAGGCTGCCAGAGCCCTCAATTCCGCCATTCCCAAAGATGTCATCGCTGGCCAGACCATCGAAGAGATAGACGCTTCAGTGGAGAAGGCTAAGGCTATCGCCAACGCTGTTAAGGCTAACCTCGAGGCTCAAGCCAAAGAGGCTAAAGTCCCAGCAGGAGCACCCACCAGGGGCGAGATATCTCTTGAGGGACTATCTCCCCGGGAAAAAATCGCCGCTGGAATCCAACAAAAAGGAGGGATTAGTTAAATGCAAGATATTATCGAAATGGGAGTCTGGGCCGTAATCGGCATCGCCATCCTGAGTGTCTTAGCTACACTCGCTCTGCATTTCCTGGCTCAGAGATCCCAACAGCACACGAACGAAACATCTCAGGCTAACCTGTATAACCTTCATGCCCTGGGCATACAGGCTATCATTGGAGCTAATGAGATGATGATTGTGGACAATAGTCTGCAAGACAGGGATGGACAACCCGCCCAAGCAGGCTCTACGGCTCAAGCTACGGTCCAGGGAGGGGCTAAAACGTGAGCATATCCCTAACTGAAGCTGCCAAACTTTCCACCGATATCCTGCTTAAAGGAATAATCGAGACCGTCGTTAAGGACAGCCCCATCCTGGGGAAGCTACCATTCATTCAAATCGTCGGCAATAGTCTGAAGTACAACAGGGAGAAGACCTTACCGACCGTCGGTTGGTATGCCCCGGTATCGGGCATATGGACTCAGTCCGAGCCCGCTTTTGAGCAGTGTTCAGCCAGCCTGTGTGTCTTAGGCGGAGACGCCGACGTTGACAACTTCCTTAAGGCGACCAGGAGTAATATTCAAGACCTTGAGGCGGCTGTCATCGAGCAGAAGGCCAAGGCTCTCAGGCATGAGTTTGAGAACACCTTCCTGAACGGTGACTCCAGCGTGGACGCCAACCAGCCCGATGGACTTTATAAGCTTATGAAGGGCACCGCCTGGCAGGCCTCCACGGCCTACACCCTGGGACAATTCGTTGTCCCTACCGCCGGCACTGAGAACGGATTCCGTTACGAGTGCACCACCGCTGGCACGTCGGGCTCGTCTCAGCCCACCTGGAAGACTACCGAGGGCGAGACCAACACCGACGGCACCGTCGTCTGGACATGTCGCTTCGGCAGCCATCTCGGCTCGGGAGCCAACGGTGCTACCCTTTCCTTAACCAGCCTGGATAAGCTTATTGACCTGGTGAGAGGCGGCAAGCCTGACTTGCTCTTAATGAGCCGCAGAAGCCGCAGGAAGATAATTAGCTTGGCCAGAGCAGCAGGAACCAACCTGCTCATCGGAGAAGGCCAGCTCGGTGAGGTCATCGAATACTTCAACGGAATACCTGTGGCCATCTCCGACTGGGTGAAGGACAACTATGCAGTCGGCACGTCCTCGGATTGCTCCGCTATCTTCGCCTTCCAGATAGGAGAGGGCGCCGTCTGTGGTCTTACCAGCCCTGAGATGATTCAAGTCGAGCGTCTTGGCTCTTTGGAGACTAAGGACGCCTCACGCACCCGGGTCAAGTGGTATGTATCACTGGCCCTCTTTTCCGTCGTCAAGTCTGCTATGTTGACAGGAGTGAGAGACTAACAGAAAGCAGGAGTCAGTAGTCAGAATTCAGAATCTACTGGCTACTGGCTCCTGTCTACTGACTACTGACTCCTGACTACTGACTACTGACTACTGACTCCTACCAGAGTGATGACATGAACCTAACTGAAATGAGCGCCCGGGTCCGGGAAGACCTCCAGGACACCGATTCCCAGAATTATCGTTGGACAGACGACGAGGTCGTCAGCGCCATTGACAGGGTAGTTAAGGAGTATTCTCTTCATGCCCCTATTGAACAGCAAGACGATATCGCCACCACCGACGGAGACACAGAACTCGATATCTCTTCTCTTTCAGGACTGCTTAAAATCGAGTCCGTCGAGTTTCCCATCGGAAAGCCCCCGAAATATCTCCAGAGGTTTGAGTATTGGGTGGGCAAGATTTACATGGAGGACGAGGGCGACGGCACAGATGCTAGGGTAAAGTGGCTTAAGAGGCACACTTTGACCGCTCAGTCCACAACAATCCCAACGGAGCATGAGGAAATCATTGTCCTGGGCGCCACTGGTTACCTGGCTATGTCGGCAGCGGCTTATACAGTGGACAGAGCTACTATTGCTGGCCATTATGCCACCATCAACTACAAGGCCTGGGGTAAGGAACGCCTTGACCGCTATGACAAAAAGCTCAAGCAGATTGCCCGGGGCAACAGAGTCACCCAGAGGGAGCTCTATATGGAGGAGTAGCCAGAATTCACAATCTACTGACTACTGACTGCTGTCTCCTGACTACTGCAAAATGATTGAGAAAGGAATCCTGAAGAAGTACGACTCCATAAACCATCGGGCTAGCATCCAGCTCGTGGGCTCTTTGACCACTTATTTTGATGACGTCAGAGTCGCCCGGAATATCTCGGCCGATGAGATGGTACTCGGCCGACGCGTGTTTATAGCCATTCCCGATAACAACGCTGGCGTCTATAACCCCGGAAACGCTGTTATCATCGCCGTTTTTGACCCGTGATGCTGACTACTGATTACTGATTACTGACTACTGCCATAGGAGGAAATATGAATAAACTAAAAGAAGCACTCACTAAGGAGAAGACCAAGGAGGGACTTCCCAAAGAGGCCTTCGCTATAGTCGGCGACCCCCAGGATCCTGAGACATGGAAGCTCCCCCATCACACCAAAGAAATCGTGCGGGCTCTTAAGGGTCGGCTCGATATCGAGAAGACTGTGGATTGGGATAAGATGCCCGCAGCCGTCGCCGCTCTGAGTCGAGGTGGTTATCGGGGGGAGAGAGTTCAGGCCTCTGAGGAAGACATCATCAAAGCCGCCCGCCACCTGGCCAGACACTACGAAAAGGCTGACAAGCCTGTCCCCGACACCTTGGGAGCCCTGATTTGA